TTTTCATTGGCATCTAACCAATCTTGTGTTTCTTTTATTTTTTGTTCAATCCAATCGCTCATAAATTTTCGTGTTCAATGGTACTATCAAAACATATGTCATTCACAAACATACTATAAAATCTCATATACTTTACTATCATACCTGGGTTATTACTAATATTAACATCATACCAGGTTTTTGTCAAATCATTTATGTCACCTTTTATAACTGAAGAATTATAATCAGCATCACCAAATCTTACTACAGGAATCTGATGTAGCATTGCTTCTAATCCTACACCTGAGTTTATAACATAACATGCCATAGATTCTTTTAAAAGAGTATGAATAGGAACATTGTCAATCCAATGGCAATATTTTTTATTCTTTATATTTGTTATTATATCTCTATACCAACCTCTATCTAAAACATGTGGTTTAAATACTACATTTACTTTGGCACGTTCTGCCCAGTCGGCAATCTTGTCTGCCATTTCTTTTACACTAATAGGACTATGATATTTTATAGTCATGTCATGTGGTACTTGTAATGGAACTAAAATAAAATCTCCTAACTCTTCAAAGTTATAACTACCTTCAGGCTGTTCAAACTTAGTCTCTCCTGTGATTATTCTTTTTTGTAATGTCTTAAAAGCAGAGCCCCAATCAAACTCATAATGCCATGGGTCTTTATTGCAATGGGATGCATCACCTCCCCAGCCAAGAGTATCGATTGTAAATAACCAAGGGAATACAGTTTGCATATAGTATCTACATCTATGGTCACCACCAAATCTTTTCTTATCATTGTGAGGTATGTATGTTAAGTCTGCATCAAACTTTTCAACTATATCTAAAGTTAACATTGGCATTGGCTCTTCAATGATAGTTACATCATGTCCTTTAGATTCATGGTCTTTAGCTAATTTGTATACAAAATTTTCCCAGTGTTGTCTAATTGGTGGCAAAGGTTTATCATCTTTAGGCGGCACTGGCCCTACATGTTTAAATGGTATATCAAGTCTTGGTTTTAAAATCAATACTTTCATAGTCTGTTAAATTCTTTCTTAGCTTGGACATAGATTTGATTATTATATTTTCTATCACCTTTTCCTGTCCACATTACTGAGTTCTTTTTAAAGTCCCAGTCCATAAAATACTCATCAAAATGTTTTGCTTTATCTGTTACTACTTCATTGAAATACCAACCTAATGCTATTTGGTCTGCGAACCATTCTTGCCTTGAGTTGATAATTTTATTTTGTAATAATTCTATTGTCTTTAAAGATTCTTCTGTAAAGTAAACCACTCCTGCAGCTACGCATTCATTTATTCTTCGATTTCGTCTTGGGAAATATCCATAAGATTCTTCTGGCCACTTAAAATCATTTTTGAATAAACAATCGACATCTGTCACCAATACTTTCTTAGCTGCTCTAATAATATGGTGAACATAAAGGAATCTTAAAGATGCATAGTAAGTATGAGCAGTCTTTCTATGTCCGTCTTCAATTATAGATTTCTCGTTATAAGAAAAGGTGACGTTGATGTCGGTTGTCTTTCTAAGTTTATCTTGAATTGATAAAACAGATTCAGTTGGATTACATACATGTATATGTACATCCTTTTTAATATCATTGGCAGAGTATATCAATGATGGTGCATGCTCTTCGAAAAAAATAGAATCGCATGCTGCATAAATACATGGGCCTTTTGGTAATTCACCTTTCATTAGAATACGTATTCATTTCCTTTACCATACCAATGCGCATGAGTTTTTCTATGAGTTTTTTGTAAATTATGTGCTTCAGAAAATGTAGGAATCATTGCGCAATCAATATGTGTATATCCTAATTCTCTTGCTGCCCATAAACGATTTGAGCCACCCCAAACAACATACATTTTCTTATCTAAGTCATCAGCCATCCAAAATGGTGGGTCACATAATTTATTTCCCCACTTAGCCTTTTGCCCTAGTACTTCTCTTCTAGTTGCAGTAACCACTAATAAAGGATTGTGTAAACCATTTTTATCAATATCTTTTACCAATGTATCAAATAAAGGAAACCCTTTATGCATCATTGCTTTTTGTACTGATGCCCAAACTTCATCTGTTGGAAGAGTTTCTATTTTATACTCTTTATTTGTTAAGCCTGGACATAGATTAGTTTCATTTTTCCAATAACCTTGTTTATGGAATTTTGATTTTAAGATTTTATCTTTCATATTATAACTCGCTACTTAATACATATTCTAACGCTCGTTGAGCTTCTTTTTCAATTGGTCTATTCTTATACCAGCCACCTGTTTCTAAATCTATTTGTCTACATAAGATTGCAATATCGGTTGCGGTTATAGGATATTTATACTTTATAGCCGAACCTGCAATAGAGATCATAATCTGATACATTTTATGATACCAACCTGTCTCTGTAATACCTCTGTACTCTTCTACTAATCTTTTATGAACGAACTTACAATCGTGATACGAAGACCAACTATAATCATCATTAGTAAGACTATCTTTTCTATGTTGAAGAATTTGTCTTTGCATTTCAAGTGGAAGTTTAGATAAGAAGGTACCACTATTATCTACATAGTCATGTTTATCCATTAAGTCTTTTGGAATAAGAGTTTTACCTTCATTCTTAAAACAAAAGTTAAATGCATTTGGATATTGTGCAGGTATATAATACATACGCGATAAATCTTTTGTCTGCGGGTCACCAAGAGAATTGAACTCTTTATTCAACGCATACCAAAAATGTTTTATCTTATCTGCTTCGATGTCTTCATCTAATTTAAATACGATTCTAAACTTTGGTTTCTCTTTTGTAGATGAAGCAGTTGAATAACAAACATATTCATAATCCTTAAATTCTTTAACTGCTTCTTCAAAGGTCGTATCATACTCATCAATATCTAGTGCACACCACCCAGCCCATTTAATTACATTAGCATTGGCTCGGGTTGTACCTTTCTCATAGACTGCTGGAGTAATTAGTGGAGATGGTTTAAGGTGTGACTTTTCACCTTTCTTTGGTTTATAACCAGGTTTCTTTCCCATATTAAATAATGCAGCAGAAAAGGTATTCCAATCTTCAAAGGAATATCGTCTGTGAGTCTTATTATCAAATATACTAGGAAAGGCTGTAAACTCAATCATCTTTTTTATCCTTATTATCCATGTAACTCCACCAACCTTCTTGGTCATAGTCTGATTTTAAGTCATCAAACCATGCATCAAATAATGGCCAAACTACCATTATTGTAAATGCAAAAAATAATCCAAACCAAATTAAAACATCCATATAAAAATTGTATTAATTAATAATATCATAGTATTGAGCCACGTCAAGAAAATTAACATACTCATCTTTTGATTATCATGTTGACCTATAAAAGGTGTTCCCATTAGTACCTCGATTCTTCTTCTTTTCTTTTAAACCAACAATCTGTCCAGCACTTACCCCAGTATAGAATACCGAGCCAAACTGTAAATAGAAAGCCATCAAAGTAAGATAATTCGTTCCATGCTGTTACTGCACCTTCCATTATTCTACCTCCGTGTCAATTGTTTCACCGGCTTCCCAACCGGATACGTTCTCCCAAACCCAACACTCAAAGTTGAGTTCGCCCCATTCATTCTCACCTAGTACTCTAATCCAGTCAGGTGGTTCTTCTGTCCAATCAAAACCATTAAAGTAATGGATTCGACCTTCGTTGGAATCTTCTTCAATTCTAATCCTTTGTTCTTTACCATCAATATCGAATAGATATTCGGTTGTGGTCTTGAAGTAGATTTCGTTCTTATCTTCTTTTAATGTTATCTTGCTCATAAATCTTTTAGCTTTCCGTGGTTACCCTCATGGCTTGGTGCTTCCCAACCATCAGGTTTGATTAAGTCTGGTAATCCAAACGGGTTTGGTCTAGATTCTTTTATACCAACCTTTTTGTTTAGATTTGCAGCCAATACTTGGTTCCATGCCTCATACCCGTTGACTTCAAATAAATCAAGAGTTCCAATTGCAACAACGCATAAATCAATTAATGCATCGACCACTTCTTCGCTATCGACAGGTTGATTAGGAGTTGCTGCTTTTTTCATTTCATCAAGTTCTTCTTGAAGAAAGTTAATTCTAAATTGTAAGAAAGCTTTCAGTTGTTCTCTACTTAACTTACTAACCGCTTCGTGTGCACCATATTTTTTATGCATGCGATTCATATCTTCTACCCAGTTTATACTCATACGAAAAATTCCTCTAAGTTATTATTATTTTTGTTATGTTGTTTATTATAGACCATTTCACGCGATAAGTCAAATGGAATCTTATTAGTTTTTACATACTTATCTTCACCTGGCTTTTTTACTTGCCATTCTAAATCAGCATGCTTAGGATAGTTTAAAGTCCATTCCGTTGTAGACTCTTTTAGATACCTTCTCCATTTTTTATTCATTGGATATATGTATTTAAATTGTTTACCTTTTACTCGACTGATACCCATCTCTTTTAATTGTTCAGGTGTTGGTCTAGGATTCATCTTTAGACCTTCTTTCTTTGGCATCCGTCCTTGCATTGTTCTAGGGTGTACTTTCTCACCTTCTTTAGTTACATATGTATCAGTAAGATTATATCCACCATAAAGAAAATTAGATGCCTGATAAACATAACCCGGTTTTCCTACGATACCATCTGCCCATGTAAATAGATATTTGATATCAGTATTTTCTTTCAACCATTGTATTGCTAACTTTAGCATTTGTGATTCAGAGTTACGTGGCATATCTTCTATAAGTGCCATCTTTCCTATTTCAAAATAATCTTTTGTGTCTAACTCTGGAAACATTTTTTGGATTGTATGTTTTGGTCTTGTACCCCAACCAAATGTTAGACCACCAACTAATTCGTCATCTACATAGCACCCTAAGTAATGCTTAGTTAATCTAGGCATTATCGGTGAGTAATGTAATTCACTAATTAAGTCAACTAATCTATTCTTATTCGTTGGACTCAATCTCATCATTATGTATTTTATCAATTAGTTTATTTCTTTTATCCTCGTGTACTTTAGTAGCAGAGTTCATATAACCCTTACTATTTTTACGAGTGCTTGACCAATCGATACCATCGTAGTTATCTTTGTAGGCTTTATCATTGTAGCCTTTTTTCGGTGTCATTCCTTTGCCCATAATATTATTCTTCTCTGAAGTGAAACCAACCAGTAGCAATATACTTATCTTCTTCTGGCGCAACTATACCTCTATGTACATGTGTGAAGTATGCTGGCCATATTGTCAATTGTCCTGCTTTGGCTTCTAGTTTAAAATCTTGATCTCTAAATTCTGTTTGCCCTCCGTTTTTAACAGTATTTAAATTTAACATCCATGCTAATACTCTATTATTTTGAGTATGATATTCGTGATGCCATTTGAAAAACCCCTCACCTGGTTTATACCATTGTATATTAAATGGCAAAGATATATCAATAGTTTGAGCATTTGTGCAAAGTGGGAAATCTTTTATATATTTTCTGATTCCTTTATCTATTGCACCATATAATTCTTGATGGTTATAAAAATCTACAACACTACAATCCGTAGATATCTTTGGGGTGTCTTCTGTAGTACTTCCCATTGTTCGACCTGGTCTATGGAACCATGTATTCTGATGAAACTCATCAATTATTTTATCACACACTTCTTCACTTAGTGCATTTTCTTCTATGTATATATGTTTCATAAATTTATTTATCGTGTTTTTCTATACTTAAAATAAACAACTACCATTGTTATTGCTGATACATAAGATGCAATATAATTAAATAACCACCAAAAGTCGAATCCAACTCTAAGTATCGTATAACCTATTGCTGCTAGATATCCAACAATCGATAAGTTGAATAAAGATAAACTAACATTCTTAATTGATTTACGTTTGATAGCCTTAATAATTTGTGGCCAATAACAAACGATAAAACAAAAGTTATATGTGAATCCTAATATATTTTCTATCATACGAAGAAGTCCTCTAATGTTGAAATTGGTTCTGCTGACCAATTGATTGAATCTAGTATTATGTTAAGCGGGTCAAGAAATGTTTTCTCAAACTGCAAATCTCTATCTATATAATCGTGTAGGCCAAGTTCTTCAGGTAAGTGGTTGTTTGGAAACGCAATCACATTTTGTTGTATAGGATTGTTTTTCTTAAGGTAAAGGAATTTAATCTTGTCACCATTAGTTACATACTGATACTTTTTAGTAAGACCATGTTTTCTGATATAATAATTATAAAGTAAAGAACCTCTAGCATGTATCGGAGTACCTTTTCGATAAATCTGCGTCTTATCAGAATAATCAGAAACAGAACTTACACCACGTGGAAATGCAATCTCTTGCGGAGGTAATTGTTTGAATGTATCTTTGAAAGTTTTGATAGCATCTTGAGTTTTCTTCTCGTCACCTTGTACAATAATCTTGAACATCTCTTTCATCGCATCACGACAAATCATTGGAGTAGAAGACTTAACTGCTTCGATACCCATCACCTTTAGTTTAGGCTTAGCATATCGAACACCTTCGTTGTCGAATACATTAAGTATGTATCTTTTCTTGGCAGTCCATATTCCTCTATCAGCAATGACCTCTCGTCCCATAACCATACGATTTTTATATGCATTACTATCTTCAGCAAATTTATCATATGCTTTCTTGAGTACGGGTTCGATTGCTTCTTCACCGAACTTGTTTAGAAAATCAATAGGGTTGTCTTTACAGAACTTGTTGACAATATCACCGACACCGACATATAGAGAATCAGTATCCATAGCAATAACACGGTCTTTGTCATCTCCCATTGCTTTCTGTAAAAATTTGTTAACTGCTTTCTCACCATGTTGAATAACCGCTTGGCCTGTAGTAGTAACACCTTCTGCGACCATTAAGTCAAAATATCTAAACCATCTATTACCCATTGCACCATAGAGTGAGTTAAGAAGAATCTTAGTTGCCATCTGTTTGTTTTCTAGGATCGTAGCTTCTCGTACAAGGTGATCTGATTTGCCTTCGGTCTCAATCTTTTGTTTTACCTCGAGCATTTGTTTCTTTGTGACAACACGAGTCTCGTACATCTTCTCAACAATCTGTGGAATGATACCCTGTTTATCTTTTCTAAATGTAGCACCATTTGCAGCAGTTGCGCCTTCAGCCTGACTATGTCGAATCAATGTTTCAGGTGACATATTATATTGAATAATAATATTAGGATAAAGAGAGTTTAAGTCGAAAGACATTACCCAGTCATGCATACCGACATGTGGTTCTTTAACATAGCCACCAACGAATGCTTGGGACTTATGTTCTTTTCCTTGCGGAACTGCAATCTTTTGTTTCATCAATTCACGAAAGATAATACAATCCCATATTGCTGTTGTACCAAGAGTATCAGAATAGTTTACACCGGCCATGTATGCCATAGTCATAACCAAATCAATCAGTCCTAGCTTTTCTTCAAACCTAGCAACAAGTTCTACATCTTTAACGTTGTAATCAATGAATCGTTGAAAGTCATGGTCATATAATCTCATTAAGTCACCGACATCTGAATAGTCAAGTTTCTTCTCGCCAAGAACAACATGAGCAATATGATTAAGTGAATAGGATTCTTGGTTGCCATAAGTATATGCAAACTTTTTAAATAGCTCCATGTAATCCAGAGCTTGAACACCAACAATCTCAAATGTAAGTTCCTCTTTACCACGGATGCCAATCTTTTTCTGGTCAATCATTCCCCAAGGTGAAAGGTTCTTTGTTTCTTGTTCACCTAGTACACGAGCCATTCGATTGACAATGTATGGAATATCAAAGAAGCGAGTATTCCAACCAGTGATAACATCTGGCATATTGTATGGTTCTTTCCACCATTCTAAAAAGGCAGATAGTAAAGTCTTCTCATCATAGAACTGATAATATTCAATAGGTAAACCAACTTCAGTTTTAGCTGGGTCATAGTCTTTCATACCAAAGACAATGTATTTGTCATTTCGAGATGACTTAACTGTAATTGCAAGTATCTCCTCAGCTGCTTGACTTGGATGTGGAAAGGCATCACCGAATGCAGTCTCGATATCAATAGTAACTACATTAATTAGTTTGATATCTGCATTGATAGTATTAGGAAAAATAGATTGAATGCAACCATGTATATGTCTTGTGTTACCAAAGATTTTATAATTAGGAACATCACCATATGCTTGCATAAACTCTTTACATTCTTTCATAGAAGAAAGTCGAACTGGTTCTACTGGAGTTCCGTCTAGTCCATGCCATTCTGTATCTTTCTTTTTAGATTCAGCATACATCACTGGAGCATACTTTATCTTTCTTAAGTCTGGCTTACCTTCAGTATCATAACCTCGGTAAAGTATTTTGTTTCCGTATCGATTAACCGATGTGTAAAAGCTCACGTAATTGTTCATGTTATATAATATACCACATTTTCTGTTATTTGTAAAGAAAAAAAGGGAGTCTCTGTGGTAGCAGACCCCCTTTAAATAAATGGGCTGTTGGACTCAGGGTTACCAACGACTTTCAGAAACACAAATCCTGTTTTATATAATCCTACTCGTACCCGCTCCTCATTCCTCAACCACTTGGCCGTTGGTTTGATTCACGATGCCTTGCAACTTATGTCAGGTTGCTGCTCAGCCAAACCCGATAAGAACCCGTCGATTCTTACCTTAAAATTTTTGTCGCACCCCTGCTTGCCCAGGGTCCGGCGGTGGAATCCGAAGATTATGTACCCACCGCGTGGCGACTTTTTTTATAGATTCATTAATGCAAGTTCATCTTTTAAATTATGTCGTTATTATACCAAAAATTATCCTTTTAGTAAAGAACTTTTTTTAGTTTTTTTACCATTAATTGAAATCACTTGTGGTTTCTTTTCTTCTGGTAGTTCTTTATTAATTGTAATTGTTAACAATCCATTATTGAACTCAGCACCTTCGACCACCAAGTATTCTCCTAAAGTAAATTGCTTTCTAAATTTACGTTGAGCTATACCTTGATGAATGTACTCAGTACCACACTTTGATGTATCTATGTCATCAGTTTCAATTGTTAGCACCTGGTCTTGTAAAGTAATTTTAATATCATCTTCACCATATCCGGCTAACGCTAATTCAACTTGAAAAGATTCGTTCTCCTTTGAATACACAATGTTGTGTGGTGGGAAACTATCGTTTCGTGGTTGATTTACTACACGTCCTAATCTTTCTAACGTGGGTTCGAATCCCAAAATTCTTGGGTCTTTAGTAATGCTATCTAGTTGTGATAGCAGTGCATACATTGCTTGTGTCATATTTAATTTCTCCTATTAAGCGAGTTATTGTTGTATTGATGACCTCACCATGAGCATCATCACAGTATATTTATAAAGATTTACGAGATTTTCTCCAATCTTTTTTATAATTTATTACCCAATCTAATAGTGCTCTATCCCAGCCAATATCTTTACCTGCCTTTTCAGATTCAATCCATTTGTGTTTATTGATCTCGTTAACCTCGGCTAGGTATTCCGTATATAAAGTGGACTTTTTAAAATCGGTGATACATATATTTATACTATGAATAAGCTCTACCTTTAGCGTTTCCAATCGTATATTTACTTTCTAAGTTCCATTGTGCTTTATCTCGGTGAGAGATAATCTTAATCTGTTTAAGCGGTGCATGTTCTTTTAAAACATCTTTGTTTACTATATCAAGTAAACCCCAATCAGACAATAGACTTGCAATAGTATTTCGTCTTGCTAAATCATTTGCAGTTAGAGTAGAAGGTTTACCATCTAAAAGAAATAGTTCTTTGAAATGGGTGATAAAGTAATGACCTTGCTTATGTAAGATATGGCAACTTTGAAATAATGTGCTCTCTTCTTTTTGAGATGCTACACCAATTCTAGTTAAGGTTTCTTTTATCTTTAAAAAATCATCTGGTTCATTAAGTAATACTTCGAGCATATCACTGGGAGACCATTCTATAATATCTTCATTCATAAAGATATTTATAAGAATTACTTCCTTGAACTTCCGCCTTTATCCAGCCTTTTCTTTATCTCGGCAAGGTCGCTATCATTGAACAAATCAACAACAGATTTAGCAGCACTAACACTATAACCGAAATACGAACATAATAATTGAATCTTTTCATCGTCCTTTGCCTTAAACCATTTACTAAATCTTTTTCTCTTTCTCACAGTATTCCTTAAAAAATCATATTGCATTTTACTATCAATGTGACAATTAACATTCATTTCATTAGCCAATAAAACAGTATCTTGAAAATATCCAAGACCTCTATTGACTATGAAAGGTACATATTCTTTTTCATCTTCTCTAGTTTCAATCAAGTTCTTTTTAGTGACGTTGATTGAATTTAAAAAATCAAATGGACTTTTTTTGCTCATAATAGTTCCAAACTTTCTCGAAGTAATAGTGTACAAATGTCATAACGATTGAAATAAAAATACCAAATAAAGTAACATGCCAATCGCCAAACCAGATTCTAGCCATAAGTGTACATAATACAATTGACAATATTCTCCATATAATAACTTTATTACTTATATTGTTCACCACTATAATAAGGATAAGGCCGGTGTGGATTAGCTTCTTGTTCTCTTTGACGGAACTCATCAACCGTTATTGGTCTTTCCTTTTTCTTTCTGATAATCGTTGTTTTACTTTTCTGTCTTGAAAGTATAATCCAATTACAGAAACCATTAGTTAATACACAAAGGTATATGCCAGCCATTATATCGATAATAGCTGCGAGTAAGGATATTATCAATCCTGCGAATATAAACCATTTCTTCATTTTTTAAATTTAAGAGACCCCATAATCTCTGTCAGACATGCGACGATATTCAATTCTTTATCAGCCACAAACGCCGCTTTGTGTTGATAATCTGCAAGTATAAGAACCAATTGTGGTATAGACATTGGCTCTAGAAAGTCATAGGCACCATCATATAATTTACGAAAGAGTGTTGCTGAATCAACGTCGGGGTTAGAAGCAACCCAACCTCTCATAGACTTGAAGTTCTTTTCTTTTAAGAATCCAAGTAGTCCGTCGATTTGTTGACTTGAGACTCCGACCAATCCAGCAGGGCTGAGCTCACCACTTGTAGAATACCGCTGAGCTTCGTTGATAACTCTGCGCCAATCAGGTGCATGGAGCATAATAAATTCTGCAAGTAATCTTTCATCGTATGTGATACCTTTCTCATCTAAAATATTTTTTAGACGTTTATGAAACTGAGCGGCCAATCCTGCCAAATGTTTCTTAGTTGTATTGAACTCAATCACCGCACAGCGTGACTGAAGAGGTTCGATTATCTTGTTTCTAAAATTACATGTAAAGATAAACCGACAATTCTTACTGAACTCTTCAATAAAAGCACGAAGTGCGGGTTGAGTGGATTGCGGATTTAGATAGTCAGCCTCATCAAGTATCACTACTTTATGTTGACCATCTAAAGAAATAGAAGAAGCGAACTGACGTATCCTATTACGGAGTACATCAATTCCACTATCTTCTGAACTATTAATTAATATGTAATCGAGATTGAGTTCATGGCAAAGAGCCTTTGCAACTGTAGTTTTTCCTAGACCCGATGTTCCAGTCAATAACATATTATGCATCTCGCCAGTTTCTACAATCTTTTTAAAAGTAGACTTTAGCTCTTCGGGTAGTATACAATCATCTATTTGTTTTGGTCGATACTCTTCGCACCAAAGGAATTCACCACTACTCATATATCAATTACTCACTTGCATTAACAGTTTCTGATTGTGTGGTAGCAGAATCTTCTGTTTCTGTACCTTCACCTTCTTGTTGCGGAACATTCGCATTTACGAATGCTACCAAACGGTCACGGACACGTCCAACCGATGATAACTCATCACCATTGACTGCACCACGACCGGTAACTACATCAATAATCTTTACGACATTGATGATATCTTGAACGTTCAACTGAACGTCTTCTGCCACGTTGGCCTGTACTTGTTCTTCACTCATTACTATTTCCTAGGTTAGTATTTTAGTTATTGAAATTGGATGTACTTTCGAGTGCGATAAAATATGTCGCAAAAGAACCTTCCCATTTCGAGATTAGTTTACTTGATAGATATACAGTATATGCATCATCTATCAACTTCAAATTATTTATCAATATATCAAAAGAAAAACTTACATTTTCTGAAGTTGTTGGTGATGTAATACTTTGCAATGTAAAATCATTTTTACTTGCTCCAGTAGAATCAACAACTTTGATTTCACCTTTTTGATTTGCCATTGAAATACGTAATGTATTGTGACCAAGAGTTGAAGCTGCTTTTTTGATTTGAGCAATCTGTTCTTGAGACAATGTTAATGTATATTCAGCAGGTGGCATAGTGATATCTTTTTGCGGAATAGTAAGAATGTTCTTATCAGCATATGTGTATCTGACCTTCTGAGCACCCTGTTTAATCTCACATTTAGAATCACTGAATGTTATTTCACCATTATCAATTAGTGAGTGTACTGATAGGAATTCATTTAAATCATAGACAGTTAATGTGCCCATGTCCGACTGAACATCAGCTTCAGCTAGAATATTCTTAGCTTCGCTAATGGTTTTAATTTTACCCGAACCATCAAAGTGAAGGTTTGGATTAATAGTTGCAAAGTTCTTTAACTTTACGATTGTATCTTTATCTAGTTGCATAATTATCCTTTTTTAAATATGTTGTTATTATACCATTATTGTGTACGTATGTAAATAATAAAATTAAAAAAATGCCCCGCTCCAGACTTGAGAGCACTGGAACGAGGACTTGGGATTAAGGGAAATTAATATTCGTAACCTTCCGCTACATTTTTGATTTCATCATAAGGGTCATTGGTTGACTCTTCATCGCTCAACTCACCCGCATCAATCTTGGAGTAGAGGTCACTGAAAGCAGTGATGGTATCTTCGTCGAAACGATTGATGCACATCTCGATAGACTTGGCTCGGTCATTGAAGATTGAGAAAGTCTTAATGACGTGGCATAATCGACGAGTTGAAATTACCTCGTCAACTCCGTCAACCTCGAAAGTCTTTCGAATGATTGACGCCCATGTGATTAGTTTGTCAAGAAAGTCATTATCGACTGCATCGTACTTGTCCATGTGGTTACCGACAATCTTTTTCTCGATTGCCTTTGAAGGCCAAGGCTGATTGATTGCGGAAACGAATCGTTCTAGGAACGCATCGTCAATAATTGTTGCGGCAGAGAATCGACCATCTTCGGAACCTCGACCTTTGGTATTCGCAGTGGCAATCACATTGAACCCATCGGCAGGCTTAACAGTCTCACCGGTCTTTTTAATAAGAACGGGCTTACCTTCAAGAACACCTTGGAGACACATAATCTTGTTTGTCCCACGG